GAATAAATCTGATGCACCATAAGGAACTATCACATCTTCGGCAGGAATAAATTTAGATGTTGCTCTATTTAATGTTTCTTCAAAATAAATCTTTTTAAATGCACTACCTGACAAAGGTAACTGAAATAACAATTGGTCCATTTCAGGATTATACTCTTCCATGTTATGAGTTATCTCATAATTCATATAATCTTTAACACGTTCAGCAGCTTGTTGTAGTTGAGAGTTGTTTGCTCCAACGACTTGTGTTCTTACAGGACCATCACTTGGTAGAAGTTCAACATAAGCCATAGCTTGGAACTGAGTTACGGCTTGAGCTAACATTGGGTGATTAACAGAGGATGCACCTCTAAAAGGTCTTGTTCTCTCTTCGTATTTAAATCCTAATAAGTCTAATCCTTTTGTGTAAGATTGTTCCCAATCTTCTCTTGATGATTTATCTGCCTCAATTTTTTCTACTAACTCATTAGATAATGATTGCATATAACCTTCATCTAATACTTCTGCTAAATTAGAGGTAAAGTTTACAAGAGGTGTTTGTTCTACTTCACCTACGACAGCTCCACCGTCATCTACAATTTCTACATTAGGTTCACCAGATGAGTCTAGGTCAACAGTTGTACCCACCTCTTCAACTTCGATTCTTTCATCTTCAGGTTTTGCTGGGCCTTCTGTTGGTCTATCTAATGTACTGTCAAATTTATCTACTACCATATTCACCAAATATATCTGTTACTGAAACTAAACTATCTTTTGCTATTGCGCCACCATCTTTTTTCTTAAACATAAAAAATGGCTCTTTTGATTTAGGACTATCTAAAGTTATTGTAAACATATCAACTGTTTGTGGATTAAATTCTTCTATTACAATTAAAGCATCGTTTATAGACTCACCTTCTTCTAATGGTAAAAAATCTATTTTGTTATCATCTGCATATACATAAAAATCTTGATTTTGACCAGGAGCTATTTCTCTTGTGAACACAACGTCCTTTTGTCGATAACCTCCACCGCTTACAAATCTTCTTATTTGTTCATTGTAAAATTCATTAATACCCTCTTCGCTTTCTGTGGTTGTGCGTCTAGCTACATCTTCTTTGTTTAGTTTCAAACCACCGTCTACATCTCTGTTAAAAAATCTTAGTCCTTTACTTGGTTTATTAGGATCCACTATTTGTTCTACTTGTAGAGTACCGCCATATTTCTTTGCTATGTTTTTTAATTGTTGTGGCACAACTTTGTCGTATAGGTTTTTAAATTTAACTCCTGAAGGTCCATCAGGATCTTTACCCCATCTCATATTAACTTTTTCTGCAGGCATAATAGCGACTTTGTCAATACCTTTGGACTGTGCATCTTTTATAGTTGCTTTTAATAATAGATCTACGTAGTCAGGCTGTTTATTAAAAGGCACAGGTGGGAACAACTCTAAATCTTTAAAGCCACCATAATTTACATTGAAGGTACTACTTTCTCCTGCAAACTCTTGCAGTTCATCTGTTTCTCTAGTAGAAGGAACTTTAAGACCTTGCAGTTCCCTTTCCATCTCCGTGTTTCTTGTTAGGTCTAATAAATTATTAAGGACAATCGATTGTTGGTTTTCTAATTGTTCTAGGGCAAAAGGTGTTTGTGGATTAGGACTTTTTAGTTCTACGTTTATTAAATCATTTATCTGTTTTTGTAAGTTTTGTAGTTGCTCCGCAAACTTTGGAACTTGATCTAATCCAGCAGTATTTGGAAAAGGTTTTATAGCACTTAAATTTTCTTGTAATTTTTGTAAGGTGGCTGTTGGAAACTGGTTATTAATAGATAGTAACATATTTTGACCTGATGCACTTTCATAAGGATCACCAGATGCTATTCTTTGCTCAGCTCTCTCTTTAATTTTTTCTATTCTTTTCAACAATGCAGCAATACGTTCTTGTTCTTTTCTTACTTTTGTAAGCATATCAGTTTGCAGTTCTTGTATTACTGCAACCTTTTGGCCGTTAGTATTTTGATAATCAGCTACTCTTGTAAATCCGATAACGTTCTGTTCTGTAAAGTGTCCACTCTCTACAAATGGTTTTGTTTCACCAGGTAATGCTCCTGACTGCACAATAACCTCACGGTAGTCAGTGCCCACATTATCGAGATCTTGGTTACCAGTGTTTTTATGTCTAGGTCTACCGACAAAATTAAGGTATTCAGGATCTGCTGGCACTGCTGTGCCTTCTTGTTTTACTTTAATACTAATATTACCCATGGGTGATTGTTCATAAAAATCATTTAGTCTTTGCTGTGTTAATTTTTGATCTGGATAATATTTTGCATAATCTTCTAAAAACTGCATTAAACCTGTGTCACGTAGCTCAGCTTCGGGTGCAGCTTTACCTTTGAAAAAGTTCATCCAATCTTGTGGTCTTGCTGCCTTCGGTGCATTAGGATCATTGATAACATCTAATGTAAAAGATTTAAAAGCAAAGTCTGACGGTTGCATTTGTTGTGTTAAGGGTAAAGTCGTGCCTGGTGGTCCTAGCGGTGCATCTTTTTCAATTTTTTTCTTTGGTGTTTCAACAGCATCAACCTTACCAAACACTTTAAAAAGTTTTGTAGGATTAAACGCTGTCAAGTTACCTGAGTCTACTACTTGTTGAAAGAAGTCCTCGTCTATAGCAGGGTCTGGTGTAAACTGTTGTTGATTAATATTCTCCAACGGATCACCGCCAATGGCCATACGCACAGCTCCGCCTTTTTTTAATCTTTTAATAAAACCAATATCTCCTTTTTTTTCATTTAAATTTTTAAAGTCTCCAACATCTAAGTTATTTTCAACTGCAAAGTCTAATTGATCTTTTAAACTTTTTTTAAATAGTTCTACCCTTGCTTCATTTGGTATAGCTTTCATATCTTCAACACCAAAAAATACACTTAATTTTTTTCCACCTTTACCCTCACGCACAGGCACTAACGTTCTTATTGCACGATCTTTGTAAATTTTATCTATAGCTTTATCTACAGCATTTAAAAAATCTAATTGATTACCATTTTTAAAATTATCTAAATTAATATTAGCCCCTTTGAGATTTAAATATTTTATCATATCCTCAGAAACAAAATCTAATCTATCCTTTGGTACAATATATTTTCCAGATTTAGTTTTTGTCTTTTTTGATAAATTAAAATCCATCTTCTCTGCTTGTTTTCTTAATGTTTTGTTTACTCTAAGATCAGCTAATTTGTTGATTAAGGGGTCAGTTATTTTTTGCAAATTATTATACGCTTGAAATGATGGGTTTATAAATTCAGGCTCAGTGCCTTGATCTAAAAATCTGCCCACATTTTTCAATCTACCAGCACCCTCAACTCTGGTTAAAAATAATGGGGTGTCATGAGCTTTATCAACCTTAACAAGTTTTAAATCTAATTGACCTTTTGAATCTAAAAGATATTTTTTATATTCTGGTATCTGAGAAAGTTCTTCTAAAAAATCTCTAGTCTCTTTTTGCATTGCAAGTCTAGTTTGTTCTAAACTTATAAAATTTTTAAATTCTTCTCTAATTTTTGTGACTTCTTCTGCATCATATTTTCTGTTAAAAAATTTTTCTGGTGTTAAGTCAGGAAACTGTCCTGAATCTTTAACATTTCTGTATCTAAATTCTAAAAAATCCTTAAAAAGTTCTTTAGGACTAAACTCTCCTGTTATACCTTGAGATGTTCTAAGCTCTTTTATCAAATCAAAACCTCGTGGATTAAAGTCTTTGACAGTGACCATTGGGGCATTAGGGGTAGACAAAATATTTATAATATTTGTTTCTGGAACTTGTCTAAAAACTTTATCAAATGAGTCAGTTGTTTTAGTTTTTTTTGGTTTGGGTTGAATTAAAATATCAAAAAAAGGTTTGAAGTTAGGATCATTTTTTCTTTTAGTAATAGCTCTACGAGTTGCGATGCCTAACGCATCAAGCCTTTGACTCAAAGCATAAGGTGAGTTGAAAGTTGTGCCGTCTTTTACAAATTTTTCTAAAACTTCTGTTAATTTAGGATCAGTTTCTGCTCTTTTTAATTGTGCAGCAGGTTGTGCACGTATCGCAAATTTGCTTTTAAAAATGTCAGGAACTTCTGAAATAATTTTTTGTCTAACTTCTTTTTTTAATTCGAAACCTTTACCACGTTCAGTTTTTAATAATCCCTGTAGATTATTATCTTTTATAATCTGACCTATGGACTTAGTTTTGTTTTCGTCCAAATCTTGTTTTAAAATATTTATCAATTGTTGTGTGTTGTCCTCTCTACTTTTAACACCCTCTTTTGTAAGTCTTGCTCCTTTTCCTGTACCATCTTCGGCAGCTAATGCGATCCGTGGTCCGGTGTCCATGCCTGGTGGTCCCTCTGCACGACCAATCGCAGGTACAGGTGAACCACCAAATAACTGTTTGACTTGTTGTACTTCAGGTAGATCTGACGTTGATTTTAAAACAGCATTAATATTCTTTAATCCTATACCTGCTAATTTTTTTATAGCTACAGGTGGTAATAAAAAGTCTAAAGAGTCAAGTGGTGCTAATGCTATGGATAGTCTGTCCTCACTATTAAGTTGTTCACCACTTTTTAATTTGTCAAAAGCTTTTCTTTGATTGCCATATAGAAATTGTCCAACACGACTCATTCCTTCTGTAAAACTTTGTCTTTTAAAACCCGCTTGATCTAACAGCTCCATTGCTTTTGAGTTTTGTAACACAGAACTAGGTAAATCAAAATCACCCGCATACTGATCAAACTCCGTGCCTTGAAATGCTTGTTGTGTAGCTAAGGATCTTAGTTGTTGATCCTTTTCTATTTGATCTAATGTTTCTTGTTCGGGAGTTAGTAATTTATATCCTCTTGCAATCGCTGTAGCAAAGGGTCTGAATATTTCTTGATCTGTTGGATCTACTCTTTGTTGTGGTATTACAGATCTTTGAGGTTGGAAAGTTTGTGAAGCGTTTGGAAACTCAATACCAATCTTTGGCCTAGGTAATGGTCCTCCGTTCGCCATATAGGCGGGATCATTTTCAATAACATCATCAAAAGGATTGTAGGCCATTAATAATACTCCGTTTGTCCGTGGTCCGTGGGCTCATCATCGTAGTCATCTGACAACGCAACGTAGTTGCCCTTTCGAAACCTAAGTAATGCTTGACTCATGGAGTCGACAAGATCGTCATGTTCTGCGTGTGGGAACATGGCGCATTCTTCTATCATCTCTTCAGCCCAGCGTTCTTTCGGTGCCCATACTGCTCCGCTCTCAAAAACAGGCGCAACAGCGTGCACTCTGGATAACTTATCATTGCCTTTGCTAGGTGTAAAGTTGATAACGGGTATACCAAGCTGACGTAGTTCTTGTATGAGCGGGAGGCCCGAGGCTTTTGCTTCTATGATCACGGACTCCGGTTCCCAGTATTTATACTGTTCCATGGCTACACGTTTAAGCTCTGGGAACTCAAATCTATCTTTAACGATATCAAGCAATATTATATTAGGCGTTACCTCATCAGGGTAGAACACGCCCCATGTTGATATGGCACTGTAGTCACCAGATTCTTTTTTGGTAAACGCAGTATCATAAGATTGTATGATATGGCGTAACATAGGTATTTCTTTCTTATCCCATTCTTGCCACCACTCACGTCTGATAATAGCACCCTCTTCACCAGTAGGATTTTGTTGCCACTGAGCTTGCCATTTACGCTCTGACAAAGATGCTTTAACAGATTCTAATTCTTCTAACTTCCAATATTCAGGCCACACGGGTTTTTCATTAGGTAGGATTGCAGGAAACTCTATTACGTCCCATTGATCAGCTTTAACCTCGCCCATCGCTCTTACTAAGTTGCCAGTCAGATCTTTCTCTGACCAGCGAGTCATTACGCAGACGATCGATCCACCAGGCTGCAATCTTTGTCTCGGACCAGATGTATACCACTCCCATGCATTATCCATTGCTGTTGTTGACATTGCGTCTTGTTCGGAATGAGGATCATCGATGATAAGTAGATCAGCACCACGACCAGTAATAGCACCGCCAACACCAGCACCGAAATACTCACCGCCATGATTAGTTTCCCAACGCCCCGCCGCTTTGCTATCTTGACTGAGTTTAACATCTGTAAATACACTACGATATTCTTCTGTGTCCATCAAGTTTCTAACCTTACGGCCAAATCTATATGAAAGCTCAGCTGTGTGTGTAGTTTGAATGATCTTGGTCGATGGTTTGTGGCCCATGAGCCATGCAGGAAAGAGAAACGAAGCAAACTCCGACTTAGTATGTCGAGGTGGCATGTTAACAATTAATCTTTTAATTTCACCTGATAGTACCTTTTCAAACTTCTCACCGATCCTGCGGTGGTGTTCACCCTCTACAAAACCTGGCCACACAGTTGAAACGAACGTTAGAAAGGAGTCTCTTGCCTTACTTGCAAGTTCTAGCTGTGTCTTTCTTAGTTCTAATTTAAGTAATGCCTCTTTCGCTTCGTTAGCGTCCATTGACGAGACATCAAAGTCCATTCGCATATCAGATTTATATCATAGTAATTATTTGTGTAAAACTCAACCTAGGTGTCTAGCTAGTGCATGTATGGGGGGCGTTTAACCCCCCACCCCCCAGCGCAAAGCGCTACATGTGGTAGGTCAAACCTTAAGGGACTCCTATATGTGGTATGTTTTGGTGAATTGGTTTTTGGTGATGGGCTTACAGGTGGTGATGCCTGGAAGCCCCAGTAGGGGCTTCCAGTTCGTGGTTATAAGATATCTTTCCCCACCATATCATGTAGTTTAGTGACGATTTTTCTCGCCCAAGCTTTTACTTGAGGATCATCAACACTACTAATAAGATGAAAAATTTCAGAATTAAGATAGTTGCAAATAGCACGATAATCTACCTCTCTTCTATTTGTGATATCATCAGTTCTATCTAGTCTTTCGACTTCAGCCATACGCTCTTGCAAATCTGCAAAAGGTCGATTGATGATATCGTTATTATCACTAGGCATGATTCCATTATGACCATATCCTAACTAATTACAAGTTATTATTATAAATAGTTGTGGATAACTTTTTCTTGACTTGACAGCACCAAATCCTGCAGAGCTGTGCGCCATGCCGTTTTATTTTTCTCCCTATACCTATACCCATAAGATGTAATTTGTAATGGAGAATGGAAGTTGCGACACGGGGTGCAGTCGCCCCCGTGTCTATGTTCCAATGCTAAATGAATAAGAATATATAGATTATGCCTATGTGCTTGACTGCAATTGGATTTGCATTAACGGAAAGTTTTCCGTCAATAGTTCAGATTCTTGCTCTGCGTCTATTAACGGCTTTAATTCCATTGATGACACAACCTTTGTTTTATAATCGTTATAAACTTCAGGCTGATCTTTTCTAAACGCTTCACTATCGAAACGCTTATAACTCCTAATGATAACGTTAAGCTTATGCTCAACGCCCTTGAGGACTTTATCCTCCTCTGTCACAAAAGACTTAACCAATGTCTTTTGCTCTTTCAACTTCGAATTGACGAAGTTTGCTAGAACTGTTAGCCTTGCTAACTTATCTATTTCCTTCTTTTTATTCATGTTGTTGCCTCCTTTGGCTTACTATATATATAATCATGTCCTAACTAATTGCAACTATTTATTTAAAAAAGTTGTGGATAACTTTTTCCTGAGGATTCTGGTGCATCCAGCCCGGCGGGAGAAACTCCTACCCTATACCTAGACCCATAGGGTTATGGTGTAATGGAGAATGGAGAACAAACCATGGGCCGCCAGCAACCAGAAAGCTACGACCAA